CAGTAGTAGACGAAACGTATTCACAACCCCAGAAAACACCAAGTAGACCTACAGTACCACCTGCTGCCGCGCCAACAATGTCAATGAAACCAGTTGACAGCGGAATAACAGGAGAGCCTTGATAGATCGCGTTAGTGTTACCAGAGGCAATACGATACTCGGTCGTACCAGTGGTGTTTGCGCCAGAACCCTGGACGCCAATCGGACGTAGTCCGAAAGAACCATTAGTATTTGCCATAGTAGCAATCCTCTAAATTACTCGGAGTCGCGTTCACGGCCTCCGAAAGTTACACGACTTTGCCGACTTTGATTGATCGGCATTGAAGGATGTTGTTCCTTCATCAAGTCCTGATCCACAGCTACCATTTGTTCTCGGGTCCGGCCCCCGTAATACTCGTTTCTTTCACGGGCTGTTTCTTCAGGGATGCGGCACAGCATCAATCCGCCTTGCCCGATAACGCCCTCGTAACGACCATCGTCGATAGTTGGTGCTTCGTAGTCTGGATACTCGTCCTTACGAACAGGTTCCCATCCTTCACGCAGCTTTGCGTTTACGTTCATTTTGTCTTCTTCGCCGCGCATTGCGACTCGAATCCAACGATGCACATACCCATCAGGTGCGGGTGGTGCAGCAAGGTGACTGGGCGGTGCCCATGGTTTTCTACGAGTGTCTAAATCTCGGGTATTTTGAGCGCGTGGTTTTCTATCAGCCATTGTTTAATCCTTTACATACTTGGCGTATTCCTCAAGAGGAACATTCAGCTTTTTTGCAATAGCGATCTGCGATGGTGATAGTTTCACGCTATTCTTACGCCCCTGTTTTGGATTGCGAGATGCAGATGAACCAGCAGAAGCGACCTGATTCGATCCCGATTTCTTCGCAGGTTGGAACTTGTTCGGAAACTCCGAACGCAACCTACGATCTATTTCACTATAATACTCATCGCTGTTTGGGTCAAACCCCTCTTCCTCAATAAGTTTACGGTGAATCCCAAATGTGGCATATGTCATAACTTCGTCTTGACCAAACCACTCATTCTTTTCAGCCCACTGCTGTGCCTTTGGATCAGGCTGCGCTTGCTGTTGAGCAGGCTGCTGATACTGCTGTTGAGGCTGCGCTTGCTGTTGAGCAGGCTGCGCTCTTTGCACTGCAACACGCTCTTCAGCTTTTTTCTTAGCCAACGTATAACGGTCAGATTCCGCCGTAGCTCGTGCCAACGACTCTTGCGCAGCTATCATGGCATCCGCGTCACCCGCATCGTAAGCGTCCTTGTACGCGCGTCTTGCCGCGTCAAGTTGACTCTCGATACGTGCGCCATACTCATTTAAGTAACCAGAGTCTAAGTTCTCAACTCTGCTCTTGAGCTTTTTGTTCTCATCGAGCAACTGCTCCGCCATACGAACAGCTTCTTCGCGTTGAAGTTGCTCATTACGGTAACGGTCATTCAATTGCTTAATACGCTTTTGAACGCCTTTCGAATAGCTGTCTAGCTCTTCATCACCAGAAGCTGGCTCTGGCTCTTTTTCCGCAACCGCTGCTTTTTCTTCAGGTTCTTCAGAATCGTCAGACTCAAGAAATACTTCTTGTCCTTCGTCTTCTGTTTCTACTTCAGGCTTTTCTTCTTCATACGTGTTTGACATCTGTCGGCTCCAAGATTGTGGCAATCACTTCGTCGTCGTTAATGATGCGTACTTCGCCACCATCAATCTTAAAGCGAGAACCTGAGTAACGACCAATACATACCCATTGGCCTTGTTCACACCACGGCTCACAGTCTGGCCCAAACTTATCTGGGTCTTTGTATGCCAGTGGACCTAGCTTCATCACATACGCTACAACCGTAGCAACGGACTCCCGTTCCCGAACTTCATCAGGAATATAAAGCCCACTCGCCGTCTTTGCCTGCCCTTGATATGGCATAACAAGAACCCGCCAACCTGTAGGCTGCGGGAGACGTTCGAGTAGTGATTTGTCTAGGAGAGAAGGATCCAGTTCGCGTTTGCCAGGATCTACATATGCGCTGTCCAAAGCAGAAGAATCGGCCTTTGCCTCTTCTCGTTCTTTGTTCATTTTTTGCGCAACGTGTTCAGGAAGATATAAGGTCTTCGACATCGTCTACGTTTTTCTCCAACAGGGTCTTGATTTCTTCACGCGCGAAAGAGAGACCCCGTATCTCTCCCACTGTCATTTTGTACTGCTCCCAATTCTGAACAGAACCATGTGCCAGAGCAGAAGTTAAATCTTTTTCCCGCTCTTGCATTTTCTTATACAGATATTTTGCCAAGTCGACAACATCCATTATAGGTTGTCCTTGTAATCCTCTTGCATGTCTGATGTGATTGGGCCACCTTCTGCCCATAAGTCACATGTATTTTCTTTCATACACGCAAACTTGAGGCTCTGGCAATACCCTGTATTACCTGATTCATCTCCAAGGCACTCAAGCATGTCTTCTGTTTGGTTGTACATTGCACAACTTCCACAAACTTGATCTGATCGAAACGAGACACCTGTGTTCGGCTCACGATAGTTGTGATCCGCAATCGCCATGTCTCGATTCATCTCATTTAACTCAGGATCTTGTGTAGGAAGAGGACATGTGTAGCCCTCTTCTGTCTCTTCCATCTTATCTACCGGAATGCCATCCGGTAGAACGCTGATCATAATATTAACCATTAGTATGTCTGCCCACGTTTAGAGTTATAACGAACATCGCCGCCAAGACCAAACTTTTGCGGTTTTGTCTCTACCATATCGTCAAACATCTCTGGGTTTTCACGCATTAACTGTTCCGCCTTACGAGAAAACAATCCTTGGCGTCCAGCCCTTGGACTCTTTGTTCCGCCCATAGCTTCATAGCCCGATTTTCCAGACATAAACATATCAAGTTGTTCTTGAGTCATTGGTTTCTTTTTACCAGGCATTTCCGTCTCCTATACCATAAGTTCAAAGTGTGGAGCGTCGATAAACGGACGCCTGTTCTGTGAACGACGAGTGTCGATGTAATCATTCATAGCAGATTCCATGTCGCCATCCCATTGCGCAATGTTTGGCACAGTCCATGCCGCACCCCAACGGATAGGTACGTCACAAGCACGGGCACCTTCCGCCATCGCATCTGCGATCTCATCATACAAATTCAACTCCCATCGGCCCCCATCAACATAGGCCATAAGGTCTACGGCGATGCCGTCCAGGTGTTTCGACTTCATAGTCTGACTGGCACCTTTGGCAACCAATGCGCGTTGCTCTTCGATAGTTCTGAGTCCACAAATCACAGAGAAGTCCTGCTTCGTCACCGAAATAGCGTGGCGGACAACAGCAACCATGCGCTCATCCACACCCTCTAGCTTCTCCACGCTACGTTTTCCTAGTTTGTAAGCCATTTTACTTCCTTCCAAAGAATTTAGTTGCAGAACGTACACCAAAACTTGCCGCTACAATAACACCAAGCGTGTATTGATACCAGTCTGGCATAGACTCCAATGCTGCGAACCCGTTCTGTACAGCCCTCTCCGCCCACTCAAACGGTAAGAAGCAGAGAATAAGCGGCACCGAAAACAAAATAGTGAGCCACTCGTCTTTCCACGAGTTCTGCGAACCTTGCGCCATCAGCCGTTCCCAATCAGCTTCTGACGTAGCAGCCGACTTCATAATCGTCGCCTTGGCTTCCGCTTCTACAAGTTTAAGGTTTGCAGCCGCTGCTTGTGCGTTTGCTTTCCCTTTGAGCCAACCTCCAGCTAACTCCGTAATCGGTCCTATTAGTGCCTGAATCATACCATTACACTCCCATATAAGGTCATCTCTACGCCAAGCACTAACTCAAGCAACTTCACTATGAGGTGCGTGACTAACTCTTCACCGGACATCTACGTTTTCTTTCCGCGAAACATTGGCTTCCATTGCATTGAAACCAAAGTAAGCTGCGACCACGCCACTCGCTCCAATCACATAAACACTTGCTATGTCGGTAATTAGCTCTGCGGCCCGATCTAAGCCCACCCATACTGCGAGAAAGATAACTAGCGGATAGACAAGCATCCCAGCAGTACACGCTATTGTGAGTCGCCTCTGCGTGTCTCTCTTAGCATCTTGATCTTCCATACGTCTGCGGCGATCTTCGAGCATGATCTCACGTTCGTCTGGATCAATCTTTCCGTTTCCGTTTAGATCGTAATCTTCCTTTTTCATTTGCATACCTTTCGGCTATCCGCTTGTGCGTCGTAATTATAACAACTTTCCCGTTTTTGTACACACACCAGACATTTGGCTTAATTTCCACTAACCTCAAGACAAGCCACCGTTTGGCTGTTGTGAACTATTAAACCCTCTTTTGCTTTTCTGCGTTCCTGTTCGCATTCTTCAAACGTGCTATATGATGGCCCTATTTGGTAATACTTTAGTGTCGTTGATGGAATGTATTGTATAAACACAAGTATATACAGCATTACCAACGTCCCCTTGCCTTACCGACAATCCAAATTGCCGCCGCCAAAATCACTCCGCCAACTAAAAACGCAACAATACCAACCGCCCAGTTAATGCAGTTATCTATGAACTCTTGCTTACGATACGCGGCTTCCTTGCGAATACGTCTCTGTTCTGCCTCAATTCGAAGGACTTCATCCCAAGCTGAAGGACCGTACACAAAACTAATGTGGTCCTTTATTTCTTTGCGCATTTGTTCCATCTTGCGCTTCTGATTCCAAATCAAGATTGCGGTTTCTTCATCAGAACCCTTGAACGTCTTCTCCCACCAAGGCGGGTTTTTCTGACGTTCTTCTAACCGATTGAAATCACTAAACGCTTGACCCCACGTTGCTATCGTGTTGCCCATCTCTTGAATGTCTTTGCCCGTGGAAATAGCTGCTTTGAGCGTTTTGTACGCCCCCGTAGCTAATGCAACGCAGCTAACGGGATCCATTAGAAAATACCTGAAAACCTTTGAGGCCGCGCAATAGGACTGAAGTCTTTTATGACCCCACCCTCGTACTTATTTTGCTTTTTGCGACCTGCTTGGTTTAATGCAATGGCTACTGCCTGGTCTTGCTTGTAGCCTTCGCTTCTCAACTTACTGATGTTGTCACTAACAGTCTGATTAGACTTACCTTTCTTTAAGGGCATTAGCTCATCCTCTGACGTTGTACATCAATCCGTTCGCGGTTAACCGCGTTACGTTCGTCCGCAATCTCTTCTTGCGTCTCAAGCCGCGCTGCGTCCGTAGCTGCGCGTTGTTGTAGTTTCGCCGCTTCCAACGCCAGTTTGTTCTGGTCGTTCTGAGCATCCATCTGCATTTCCTGCTGCTTGAGTCCCAACTCTTGCATACGGATTTGTACAAGCGGATCTGCCGCTGGGTCTTGCGGTGGTGGGGTTAGCATCTGCGCAACCTGTTGTACGATTGTCTGCTCGATTTGAGCGACAACTCGTGCCAACGCCGCTGGGTCTTGCATCTGCATTTGAAGCTGTTGCATTTGCATCTCGCCCTCTTGCAAGCTCATGCCGCCAGACTGAACAAGTAACTGCACCTGCTGCATTTGTTGCTGTACCTGCTGCATCGCCTGCTCTTGTGCCAATAATGAGATATGCTCCTGAAGGTGACCGTACATTGCACCTTGTACTGCTGGAGCCGCCATAACCATCGGAGTCTGCATAAACGCAACGTGCGCCATAATATGCGCGTTGTGATCCTGACCAGGGAATGCTTGTAGTCCTTTGCCTTTGATAACTTCCGCATGTTCTTGTGCAGGGTCCGTTGGCTGCGGTTGTGGCAATGGTGGCAGTATCTCGTCAATGTTCTGCACTTCTAGTGCCTGATACATACGACGGTATGCAGCGTGGAGGTTGTGCATCTGAGGATTAGACTGGGCAAGCTGTAGCTGGCTTTGTGCTAACGATACACGTTGGGCCATCGAGAAGATGTTTGGGTCACTGACGGGCAGGATATCGACCCGTCCGTCGAAGTCTGTGACTTTGATCGAAGACTCTGCATTGGCTACAGGATATGGATAGGCCGGAGGCAGATTCTCTGCAATGATCCGTGCCAGAATGCGGAACTCGTTTTTCTGAGCGTAGTGCAGCCGTTTGTGAATAGCCGACATAACTTTCATGCCGCGCTCTAGCATCGCCACAGTAGTGCCTACAGGCATCTCCTGGTTCATGTTGCTCACTGCGTTGTCAGCTACTGACACAAAGCGTCTACCGCCCTCTACAAGCGCACCCAGTAGCTGTGCCAGCGTACCAGACGGCTCTTTGTATGGCAGCGGGATGATCGAGTCCCGTATGTTTCCGCCAGGTGCGTCAATGTCCCTCCACTCCCCAGGCTGCAACGGCTCGTCATCATTACGAACCCGCACCCCTCTGGCCTTGAATCCTGCTGGGAGATTGGCAAGAGTACCTGCGTCGATCAATTGTCGGAGGAGACTCGTTGCCGCACGACCAAGACCCCCAATCATATGGGTTAAGCCAAAGCCGTAGAAACCTAGACCTGGCATGAACTTGTAGTGAACAAAGTATTGAATCTTTTGTTTGAAGGGGTCACCTTCCATGTAGTTACGGCGAATAGCCAGAATAGTAGAACTATCCCGATCTAACGTAACAATGTATGGAAGTTTAATTCCTGTCGCTTCTCCGTTCTCATCGACATCTTCAAAACCTTCGATGTCTAAATCAACGTGCATTTCTAATACTGTGCGGACATCATCCATGTAAGACTTAGATGTACCCTGTAGTTCGTCTACTTTCTGACGCACTGGGTTCTCTTCGTCATCTCCCGCTGCGGAAAGCTCCACATCGCGATACATACCCACGACCTGTTGTTTACGCAGATCGTTGTCTGACATTTTCAGAACGTGCGTAATGCGTGGCGCAGTCGCTAGATCACTCGCTGAGTATGGAACCACCACATCTTGTGCAGGGACAAACTTAGATACTGGACGGTTGCGAACAGAATCAAAGTATACCTTCTTAAACGTAGAACCAGACAACGGTAGATAGAACAGAAGCTGATCCATATCCGGATCAAACTCTTCCATCTCTTCCATGATCAAGTAGTTCATGTAGTCTTTGACGCGCTTGGCCTGCGCCTCTGTCTCTTGATTCTGTAAACCAGCAATACGTGTCTTAACTGGACCGCCAGCAGGCAGTAGTTCTTTATACGCTTGTGCTTGGAACTGCGTAACGCTCTCACTAATCAGAGGGTGTGTCACGCCACTTGCACCTTGGAATGGCTCTGAACGCTCGATAGTACGAACGCCTAGGAGATCTAATCCTTTGGTGTAGGTTTCTTCCCACTCGTCTCTTGACTCTATGTCGTCTTCGTAAGATGCCAACAATTCAGTTGCAATCTCACCCATGTCCGAATCGTCAAGGTATTCTGCTAAGTTGGCGTCAAACGGAATCAATTCTTCTTGATCCATTTCTCCCATCATAGCTTCCGCTAGAGCTTGAACAATTGCCCCACCTTCGCCGTCTGGAATAACTTCTGCCCCGTTCTCGAACATTTCTATTTGTTCAACGGGTACTTCGACAGACGCCTCTGTTGGCATCATGTCTTCAGGACGAATCCCAGAATCTACAAGTGGTGGCAACGCCATCAGTAATACTCCTTAACACGAGGAATCTCCATTTCCTCTTCGCGTTCGTTGTACAGAGAAATAAACCCACCCTGCCTAAAACGCATCAAAGCTAACGTCATACTATCACAAAAGTCATCGTGATCGCCATTAGGAAATGAAACTACTTCCTCAATGACCTCGTCAGCAAACTTTTTGTCCGTTGGTGCCCATACTACACCAGCTTCGAACAACGGGGCAACCATGTGCATTCTGGTTACTTTATCCTTCCCCTTACCAGGCGAGAAGCCAAGTGCTGGAATACCGCGTAACCGCAACTCGTCAATGAGTGGCATCCCCGTCGCTTTCGCTTCGACCAACACCATATCCGGTTCCCAGTACTCGTGTTCTTCATACGCTACCTCTTTCAGTTCAGGAAAGTTCCATCGACCCCGTCGCGCATCCAGAAGTATGATCTGCTCTGGCCCTCCGTCGTCTGGGTGAAAAATGCCCCACGTTGTGATAGCTGAGTAGTCCGCCGTCTCTTTTTTCGAGAACGCCGTATCATATGCTTGTATAATGTAATCGACAGTGGGGATTTCTTCCTTTTCCCAAGGTTGCCACCACTCCCGTTTGATAATAGCTGACTCTGATGCCGTCGGAGTTTGTTGCCACTGAGCATTCCACTTGCCTACAGGCAGCGATGCCTTGATAGACAGTAGCGCGTCTTTCTCCCAGAACTCAGGCCAAAGAGGTTTGTCGCTCGGCAGAATGGCTGGAAACTCCACAACCTCCCACTGATCCGCCATTTTATCGCCTGCTTGGTTCGCAATCAGCCGCCCTGTCAGGTCTTTCTTACCCCAGCGTGTCATAACTAAGATGATTGCACCGCCAGGTTGTAAACGCTGTCGTGGACCAGAGGTGTACCACTCGTATGCGTGGTCAAATGCCGTTTCGCTTAACGCATCTTGTTCCGAATGCGGGTCATCAATGATAAACAAGTCCGCACCACGGCCTGTAACGGCTGCACCGACACCCGCCGCGAAGTACTCTCCGCCTTTGTCTGTACCCCACTTACCTGCACCCTTGTTGTCTTCTTTGAGAATCGTGTTTGGAAATATTTCTTTATACTGTGGATCATCGATCAAGTCCCTTACTTTGCGCCCAAACCGCACCGCAAGCTCCGTATTGTGTGTAGCTTGAATGATTTTGAGCTTTGGGTTTCTACCTAGAAACCAAGCAGGCATCAAGTAGCTTGCAAATTCAGATTTCGAATGACGCGGTGGCATATTAATTATAAGCCGCTTGAGTTCTCCTCGTGCAACGCGTTCAAGTTTTTCCGCGATAATTCTGTGGTGCGCTCCTTCGATGAAGTTTTCGTACACATGATGCGCAAACGGCATGAACTTTTCCGTCGCTTCTTCACGTAACTCCATCCGCTTCTTGGCTTCCGTCAGTGCCAAGATCTCTTTTAACGCTTCCTCTGGTAAACCTTGTAAGTTCATATGTCTTTCCGATACCAACCGCCCTGACACTCAAAACCCATACGTTCCATGAGCTTACCAACACGATCCGACTTATAGTTCGACCCTAGTGTTGTGTATACTATACTACCGCCATTGATTTTTGTCCAAGCCTCAAACTGCTTCAAGAGCCGAGGTCCAACCATCGTGTTCCTCGCATCTTGGCTCACGTACCAAACGCAGTCGAATCCCGCTATCTGCTCCGTAAAAAACGGCTTTTCAAGGTAACCAAACAAAATCCCAACGATCTTGTCTCCTTGAACCGCGATATTGGCAAAGTAATTCGGATCCAAAATGCACCGCATCGTCTCCGACGCCGTGCGCTCCACGCTAAACTCTATGTTAGAGAACGCCGTCTCCTGATGCATCTCCTCCCCAAGTTTTACAATACCAGTCAAATCTTGAGGCGTGGCCCTGCGGTACTCGGTTTTATTGGACAAGAGGTTTTATTGCTCCTGGAGACATCAAAGATGCTACACCTTGAGGAGGAGCCGTAACATTAAATCCTCCACCAACCGAATATGGGTTTACCATCTGAGGAGGAGCCGTAACATCAAACCCTCCACCAACTGAGTATGGATTTACGATCTGAGGAGGAGCAACAGTCGGTGCCTGTGGCATCGGAGGCTGACCCGTTATCGACATCGTCGCTATGTCATAGTTGTTCAATGCACCTGGAACAGATAACACACCCTGACCCATAATCCGTTGGCGATACCGTTCCGCTGCCGCCGCACCTTGGCTCCGATTGATGCTATCTAACGTGGCACGATAGTAATCGTCCGTCGGATCTTTGAATCCCAAGCCCATAGCCAAGCTGTTGAAAAACCCTACGTCGGCATCGCCGTCATTGGCCTCGTTGTTTTGAGGAGCAGAACTCTGACCGCCAGCGTTTCCACCGCCGCCACCAAAGATACTACTTATAATTTTTTCAATAAAATTAGGTTTATCTTCTTGTTCAGCCATCAAATATGCCTCCTATTCCCAAGGATCTTAGTACATTTACCCTCTTTCGTCGAGGTTGAATGGGTTCGATCATCTCAGGCTGCTCGTTTCGAGCCTCTTCCATAGCCTGATACTGACGCACCAATGAATTATACGCCGCGTCTTGGTCCTCTTCTTTTATCCGATCCAACATCTCAGGAATCGTCTCATCACCCTCCGCCAAATCCAAAATGCTCTGAACGTCCTCGCGAACCGTAACCCCAACAGGATAATCCCCAACGTCAAACAAATTAACCGCAGATGCAGGGTCCAAGATACTACCTACATAGTCATACGTCTCTTTGACGTACGGAACCTTCCCCTCTTCAGGAGTACCACTTGGTCCCTTGTTGTACGCAGCCAGTGCCCTCGCATAGTCCCCGTCGTACTTGTCAAGCATAGCCTTCAGATATTGTGCCCCGAACCTTAGACTAATCTCCGGATCGAACCGATCCTCTAAACTAATAGCCTCAACGCCATATCCAGGCTTTAACGCAGTCTTAGGCATGATTTGCGGAAGTCCCCCAGCACCCTTCTCGCTCAACGCATCAGGGTCAAAGCGGCTTTCCTGCTGAATCAAGCGGACAAAGATATCAGGATCAATGCCCTCCTGCTTCGCAATGTCCTGCGCCATCTCAATATAGTTCATCGTACTACTCCGTTTCCTGGCAACGCCATAACCCCACTGCGCATCTTAACCTGTCCACCCTCTCTATAGGCCGAGATTCCTGTACCTTTGAACAGTTCCTTTAGTTCCGGCGTCAGGGCAAAACCATTAACCTTTCCAAGTTCGGGGCCAGACTCAGTTTTTAACTGCAACTTTTCCAACCGTGGCAGCTTGACGTTGTGTTCCTTCTCAAGTCTCTCCATCAACTTGTTCACGTTCTTCGGCAAGATATTATCGTAATACGCCTGATGGCCCTTTAAATCTCCGCCCGTCATGCCTTTAACCAAGTCACTGCGGTTAAACGTAATAAAGTCCGCGCCAGAAGCAATCGCCTGCTCAAGTGCCTGTTTTACCGCGATATTCGTAATCCTGTCCGTCTGGTACAATGATCCAAGGCCCACATCATCAGGGGACGTATCCAAAGCAATTCTGCTAACCTCATCCCCGAAATACCCCAACCTGTTCGCAACTTCCCCTGGCGAATTTAATGTGTCACCTTCGATAAGTTGGTCCAAGAACGCAGTAACGTCCTCGTCGAACAATTTAGAGTTTACCATCCCCTTCAACGTGTCTTCGTAAAATGTCTCAGGTAAATCGTTTGCTTCCAAAATCGCTTTGATCTCTGCGTCGATTCCCGCGCCCCCATCGTCTCTATAATTGAAACCTTTTCTTGCCTCCTTTAATCTAGCCAAGTCACTAGAGGAGAATTTTTCACCAGCAGCTTGTAACGCAAGTCGATCTTCTTCTAAACGCTTTTGAGCTTTTAACCGAGCAATCTGCAAGAACGGTTCCTGCAACCGTTCGTCCGCTACATCAAAGTCTCCACCCCCAACGGCTTCCATAAACCTCCGGCTCTTACGAACCTTCGTCGCGTCTTGAGTCGCCTCACTTTGAATCTCGCCAACGTGGAACGTCTTACCCGCTACCGTCGCACCTTTCTCCGTAGTCGGTGGATCGATAACGTCAAACTGTCCCGTCCGCATGTGAACCAGAGACGGACCACCCATAGAATACTGCGTTGCCGCAAAGTGCCCCGAATCCCCAACGCCGCTTTGCGGACCATCAAACGGAGTATTCCCCAAAGTAATCACCGTCTCCCGATAATCCGTAGGGTTGTTCAAGAAATAATTCTTATACTGAACGTCCGCGCCATCCAGTATCCGTACCTTCAACGGAGTTCTAGCAAGCAACTCCTGAGTGTCAGGGTTGTTCAAATCAATCTTGCTGTTCCCAAAGTTCGCTTCCGTAATACCACGAGCTTCCAACTCGGCATTCGAAACTCGGTTCTTCGGGTTCATCAGATAGTTTCTTAACTGATCCAAGTTGGCAAACTTCGTCTGACCACCCTGCGCCAGAACCTCATCCAAACGAGAGTTCAACGCCGTGTCCTGACCCGTCATGTTAAAGTCC